AAAATTAAAGAAATACTTGAGTTAGATGAAAAATAGGGGTATCAAGGTTTATGAGAATATGGTTAAGTCTAAGTCGGTTAGGTTTAGACATCCATATACTTTTGATTTTTATTTCGATTACGGACCAAAGGCTGATTGTATAGGACCAAGTAATACAAAACCGTGTACCATAAAGTTTAAGGATCTGGACAAGAACTCTTATGCCTACACCGGTGAGACTTCTTCCGGATTGTTCACCCAACTTTTTAGAAAATGGTACACCAATTGGAAGTTTGAAGCATATGACGGTGAGGAGTTGATCCAAGAGGGTACTTTGGGTGATATGATGACTGGCGGGAAGGTTGGAATATCGATCGATAGTAGCTCCTTAGGTGATACCCTCGCATGGATGCCTGTAATAGAAAAATTTAGGGTAAAATATAACTGTGACCTATATGTGACAAGTTTTTGGAACGAGCTTCTTTCACTATATTATCCTAATATAAGATTCTTCCAACCTGGATATCGTGAGCCTAAATCCGTAGCAATATTTGGTGTTGGATGGTATGAAGAGACTGATCGGGATAGACATAAAAGAGATCCTAGATCTATTTCTTTACAAGAGGTTGCTGGGGATATACTAGGAATAGAGATGGATGGGGATATTCTAAACGAGACTGTTCCTGATTTAATAGCTAATTCCAAACCAACCATAGATGGTAAATATGTCTGTATCGCTATGGATTCAACAGCTAATGCCAAACATTGGCACTATCCTGGTGGATGGCAGGAAATCGTCGATTACTTAAACCATATTGGATATAAAGTGGTTGTAGTCCAAAAGCAACCTTCTGGTCTTGAGAATGTCATAAATAAAACTGGTGACATCGATATCATCCAAAGGGCTATTGACATTTACCATGCTGATTTCTTTGTTGGGATTGGAAGCGGATTGAGCTGGTTGGCTTGGTCCTTGCATAAACCCGTGGTAATGATATCTGGATTTTCCGATCCTAAGTGTGAGTTCCAAACTAAAAACTATAGAGTTATAGAAAGGGATGTTTGTCATGGTTGTTTTAGTGATCCTTCGATCAAGTTTGATAAAGGGGACTGGAATTGGTGTCCTAGGCTAAAGGATACAGATCGGATGTTTGAGTGTACCAAATCTATTACACCATCCACGGTGGTAGATCACATACAGAATCTTATTAAGGACAACCTTTCCTAACCTCTTTTATTCTACAGATATATAAAAGGAAGCTAGTAGAAGCTTCGCTGAATAATATCTTGTAGATAATGGCTTTTTACCCAGAAAATAGATTTCCAAAAAAAGGTTCTCCGGTTTACGACGGTAACGGGGATCAAAGGAACCTTTCGGATCCACGATTCAGATATCAAGATGAATTGGAAAATACCACAAAGGTTTTCCATCAAAGTACGGATAACTATTTTGGAACTACTGGTGCTGCAATGGCCAGGGCTGAACAATTAGGTTGTAATGGGTATCACACTGCACTTGCTGATGATGGAGTTTATTACTATCTTCCATGTTCTGATGCTACTTGGTATGCTGAAAGAATGGAGCAGTTTGAAAGTGCCCTTAATTTTACCTACATTGGAAATTATAGGGTTCTTACTTGGGATTCCCCGTTTAAATACGTTCAATCGTTTAACGGGTGGCTGATAGAAACAGCTGGAGCGGTTCTTAACGACCCTGTTAAGCTAGGAGATCCTTCTGCTGCAACACCAAATGATATTGCTATCGATTTTAGATATTCCGTAGATGGGCAGAGCTGGTCTCTATGGGCAAATGTTGGTACAGCATTAACTGGATTTTCACAAGGGTACACATCTAATAACGATTCAACTATATTTTCTATACCCCTAGATCCAGCTAAACCCTTTTATCCTGAGTTTAGATTTACCTCTGTAGTTGTTAACCCTGATGGAAGTTTAGCATATGAAAGCCAAGAACCTATAGATCCTTCCGTAGTAATTCTGGACTTTCAGCTCGAATTAACATACGCTACTGGTCCTAGTGGTCCTTCTGGTGCTATTGATACCTTGGTGATAAACAGACCAGTTCCTAACTGCTCAAATGAAAAATCAAATAGACCTGTAGTTTTTGATGACTGTAACTACACTTTTGATCCTTACGCTATCAATAAAGCTGTTAACCTTTATAAGGATTTAAGTTTAGTAGTCAATAAGGTATTTGGTTTTGAAACCAACTATTATTCTGTGCAGCCACAAGCCAGAGGTAAAGACGTTGTATTGAAAGAGTACACCTTATTCGATGTTGTCGATGAGCAATGTGTAAAGGTAATGGTACCTTCGAACCAATTCCCAGATAACCGGGTTAATTACGATCCTTTTGGGATTCAATTTGACGAGCCTTTCGAGATACACATAGACAAAACTTATTTTGAGAGTATTTTTGGTAGGGGATCACAGCCAAGAAAAAGGGACATCATTTATTTCCCTCTAACAAACAGGATATATGAGATCAATTCGACGTATCTGTTTAGGGACTTCATGTATTCCCCTGTTTACTATAAAATAGAACTGAAGAAATACAGTCAGAAATCGAATACTTATTTCAAGGACCCTGCTTACAAGGAAGAATTAGACGGGATAGCACTAACTACCGAGAAGCTATTTGGTGCTGAGGTTGAAGCAGAGGAGCAAAAAATCTCTAAACCTAAGCAGTATAACGATAGTACACAAAGGAGACAAGAGGATCCAACTAGATCTTACATCTATGAAAAACTTCCTATTGTAGGGTATGACCTGAACAATAACTGGACAATAGTATTCAACAATTACTATGATATGTCCGATGCATTTGTTACCGACTCTGAGTTTGTATATCAGCCAAATAAATACAGGGAAGCTTTGAGATATAAGAGCAGTCCGTATTTAGCGGAAGAGGGTGAACTTTCATATACATGTTGGTTTAGTTTGAAAAACTATGTGAATGAAAACAGCTTAGCTAAAAAACCCTTTTCACCTGCACCAATAGTTAAGGTGTCTGAGGATGCTAACCAAATAGTTTATAATTCTCACCCGTATAAGCATAACTTATCCCCGTTCAGAAATTTCTCTGACAACCCTGAGGGATATGTAGCAATAAGTACCGATGCCAATCATTCGGGTGGATTCAAGGTACTTACAACCCCTGATGAATATAGATTCTCGGTTGCTAACCCAAACCTTCCATATGCAAAAAATACTGCGAATTGGAGGATGCAAAAGGCTCAGGCAAGGAATTTGATCGATGGAACCTATTTTGATATTAACAGCGAGTTAAAGGGATTAAGGATAGACCTGGTTCATTCTGGTTCAAACGATCCTGCAAACAATAACTATGTTCAGCAGGGTAGTGTTGAGATAATCTTAAACGATCTCACCTACGATTCTAGATTACAGTTTGTCCCTGAACAGGGTGAATGGTATGGACTTGTTGTGAATGTGAGTAACAAATACAGACAAATGGGAGTTAACATTTGGAAGATGTCTTATGATCCAACAAACCCTTCTCAGCAAAGCTCAGATCTCATAAAAGTTCACGAAGATTATAGAACACTAACGAAAGCTTACACTTTTGATGCACCGAGGGATATGGAGACTAATGTTAATAATCCTTTCTATGGTACTAACAATAACTCCTATAAAATCTATACCTCTCCATTACTTCTTTCCAATGTTAGATTATTTAAGAACATGATAGATATTGATAAGCAATCTATTGTTTTAAACCAGAATACTGTTAGGGACGAACAACTTGCTTATATTATAGATAACGCTAAACCTCAATTAATATTGCCTAAATTCGCAAGAAATAGGTAGATAAAAATCATTTATGCCTAGAAGAAAACCAAAACCGGAAAGGGTTGTCGAGGAAAAGATAAAGGAAAGCCTTGATTCAATTCTACAGGACGAGAACCTAGATTTTGATGCTGTTCAGCCGGACGAGCTTCCGAGGCTGAAAACTACCGAATTGATGAACTTTACAGAAGCAACCCAAACTACCGGGTCTGATGCTAAAGGTGTTCTTGATTCTATAGTTAAGTTTTATCTGGATGAGAATTTCATTGATCAAACAGATTATATCGAGTATAAGAAAAAGATAGACTCGATGAACCTTGCATCTATGATGCTTCAACTTAAGACGGCTCAGCATGCTATCACAAAACTCCTGGAAGAAATCGACCTAGGTAATGCTAATCCAAGAATGTTTGAGGTATTAGCTCAGCTTCAGTCGCAAATTATGCAAATGCCTAAGGACTATCAGACCTATGTCCAAAAGATGGAGGATGGTTATAAAGCCCTTGGTACACAGCTAGAGGATAAGAGTAATGCAGGATCGTTTCAACTAGAACCTGGTGAGGATGGAAAGAATGTTTACAATCCCTCATCAACAGAAACTGGAGGAATCAAGGTAAGGGGTACAAAAGGTCTTATGGAAGGACTAAGAGATATCATTGGTGCTGAAATAGAGGACGTAAGGGTTGAAGACGTTGATGACAATGCTGTAGTTAATGCTAAGAAGAAAGCTGAAATAGACGCTAGCAGGAATATCTCTCTCGATGACGAAGATGCTGACTTAGAAGTCGAGGACGATTTATTTGATTAATATGGAAGAAAAGGAATCAAATTATTGGAGTACCAAAAAAATAGACGAGCTTCTTTTTAAGGTAGAGGAGGAAGGACTTGATTACAAATCTGTAGATAATCCTTTCCATGACGGAGATCCTGAATTGAAAAGAGCAAACCTACTTTACGAATATACCCAGGATGAAATCCTAGAGATGGAAAGGTGCGCTAAGGATGTGGTATACTTTTCCCAATATTGTAGGGTAATGACCGATGATGGTTTATTTTATGTAAAGTTAAGGGATTATCAAGAATCGGTATTAAGAGAATACCAGGCTAGTAGATTTAATATTTTCCTGGCACCTAGACAGGTTGGTAAATCTATTACTTCAGCTATTGTCTTAGTGTGGTATCTTCTTTTTAACCATGATAAAAATGCAATGATTCTAGCTAACGTTGGATCTACTGCAGAGGAGCTAATGGATAAGATCAAGGCTATAGTTCGGGGTCTTCCTTGGTTTTTAAAACCAGGAATGGTTGTAAACAATGTAATGTCTATGAAGTTTGACAACGGGTGTAGAGCAATTGCAAAAACCACTACAAAAACATCCGCAATTGGATTTACTATTCACTTCCTTTATATGGATGAGTTTGCACACATTCATCCGAACTTTATTGAGTCTTTCTTTAGATCTACTTATCCTACTGTTTCTTCCTCTAAGGTCTCTAGAATTATTATCACATCCACACCAAATGGAATGAATAAATTCTATGAGATATACAGGGATGCAGTAAATGGCGATAACAGCTTCAACCCCATTAGGGTTGATTGGTGGCAAGTTCCTGGTAGGGATGAAGAATGGAAGAAAAAGGAAATTTCGAACTTAGGATCCCAGGAATTGTTCAATCAGGAATACGGAAATCAATTTTTAAGCTCTTCCACTCTTTTGTTAGGATCTAATGAGCTTAAAAAAATAAAAGCCAATGAGGTAGAATATGAGTGGAGAGAAATTGATATAATGGAAGATCTTGGTTTACCCTATGACAACTTTAGGTGGCATCCAAAATTCCAGCTGAATGATGATACCTTACAAAGAAATAGGTTTGTACTTTCTGTAGATCTTGCCGGTGGTGGAAAAGGGGATTTCACTGTACTTAATATTTTCAAAGTAGTTCCGTTGCCAAAAAAAGTCATAGAAGTTATGGACGATTTCCAGGATGAATCTGATTTCTTCGGCCTTTTGCAGGTTGGTATTTATAGGGACAATGAAATAGAAGTTGAGGATTTCAAAAAGATTCTGGAATCTGTAGTAGTAAAGTTGTTTAACCCGGAGAACGTAAGGGTTTTATTGGAAATAAACTTTAAGGGAGAGCTGCTGATTGATAAACTAACAAGCAATGACGAATTTCCTATGGAAATCTTCGTACATACTAAACACACAGAATCCGCAAGGATGAGAAAACCTGGTATTAAGTATAACGAGAAGAATAAGATGAAATATTGTGAGATTCTTAGATCTCAGATGAGACTAAATAGGGTAATAGTAAACGAGTCTTCTTGGACTATACCTGAATTATTTTCTTTTGGTCTTAATGGTAGGGGAACTTATTCTAGTCAATCGGGTCATGATGACGTGGCTATGAGTATAGTTAATTTATCTGGGATGTTTGAGTCTTCTGATTTTTATGAGCTTGTTGGTGAATTGTATGATGATCTTGGTGAATCCGCTTATAGAGATTTGATTGATATTAAGCTAGAAGAAATGAGCGGGGAAGGCGATGTCACAAAAGAGGGAGGATTCTATAGTTCTTTCAGCCAATTGCTCTAATAAGTTTACAAGCCTTGATATATAGTATTACTATCCGAGGAGCATACAAAAATGCTCGTTTCGGTTTAGATATATAGTAGGCAAAAATATCTCTTGTACAATAATGGCAAAGAAAATCAAACTGGATTTATCCCAATTTAAAGCATCAGGAGTCTATACGCTGGAATTTGACGCATCGGAAAATGTAATTCTAACGTCACAGACTATCCGACTGGTGGTGGGATTTTCTAATAAAGGACCTTTTAATGCTCCTGTGTATTTACCGGATGTAACTACAGCAGTAGCAGTTTTTGGAGAAATAGATAAAACATTAGAGGCTAAAGGATCATACTTCCACAGATCAATATTCGCTTGTTTAAATACTGGCCCGGTGTTCGCACTTAACCTCTTAAGCTTAAATGATAACGTTGACAGCCCAACTGCTGACGTGGTAAATTATTTTGGATATTCTATTGATACTGAGCAATCTAATGGTGTATTGACTTCAAGATTGTATTCGTCCTTCTATAATAAAGAGAGATTTTGGTTTGCCGACACTAACTATTTCTTAGCAACCCTTTCAGCGGTCGACACTGGTAGATTATTCAACCTAGTTAATCTTGGAAAGGAAGCTTTAAGTGTCATCGTTAGGAAATCTACCGATGCTAACCCACCATTACAAGGTTTTGATGTTTTTGCACTTGATTGGTATGGAGCAGACAACGTTCCAAGTTTTATGCATCCTTATGATTATATCTCTGATTACTTCATAGACGTAATATCAGTATCTGGTGATTGGACCGATTATGAGACACTCTCGTTAGATCCTAAATGGAGTTCTTACTTTACCAGGAATGGTTTTATAAAAAGTCAGATTAACAACTTCCTTTCGCAGCCAGATGTAAACATTTTAACATCTACTACAGGGTGTTTAATCCCAGATTTCGTGGATTTGAATGGAAATAACCAGTATATCCAAACCCTCATAAACAACAATACACCTTCTACAGGTCTATTCTGTGCAGTTGATGAGGATGCTATGGATGATATCTGTACTAATCCATATAAGATCGATCTTGTTGGGCACCACTTAATTGATGAGCTTACTGCTGATAGAGATATAGTTGATGCAAGATTAAATTTCTTGAGCTATGATCAGAACTTAACTGCTGATTACCTATACACAAAGAATACTAACACCTTAGTAGACAACGCTACTGGTCCTTCTGGATCTACCCCAGATTCTATCAGAACTGGATCTTTATTTAGCTACTATTCTGCAACTGGTGCTACTGCTGGTGTTGAAGCTTCTGAGTTTGATGCTTATGATTCAAGTCTTAAGTATGGTGGTTTACACTACCTCGTAACTAAAGGAGGTACTGCTGGAACCTTAACTTCAACGCAGAAAACTGAACTTAGAGAGTTTGCAACTCCTTCTGCCACAAGCAGCCCATACATCTTGGGTAAAGTGACCGGACTAAGTGGTTTAACTGGTTCCCTTATAAATCAATTCTCTGAGGGAGATCTTGTTAAACTAAGGATTGCCGGAATAACACAAACTTCTGGAAATCTATTATTTACCTGGACACACCCGCTCGATACTACTTCATATGCAGCTCAAGGCGTATCTGTAGTACCTTATTCAGATATGGTTGGTGCTACTGCATCCCCTTACATTGGTGCTACCGGATATTACCAATTCGTTGCTTCAGATTTTCTTGATATAACTCAGGTTAATCCAGCAACCGGAGGTACAGCAGGAACCCCTAATAATGTACTTACTGGCCAACTTTCTACAAACTTCTACCAAGACCTTTTATATGGTGAATTGGAAGACGGAGATCAGATTTGGTTAAATGACACAGGAAGTTCTGTTAACTACCTTTCATACCAATCTACTGTTGATAGAGATCAATACCAAGTTTCTTATGCTAGAACCTTTAATAATATCTCTAGACAAAGCCCAGACCAGTTAACAAACTACCCTGCATTTGGTACTGTGTATGCATCTGACAATATTGGTGCTCCTGTAAGTTCTGATAGAACTGATATTATTTCATCGGTTGGATCGATCAACCAGTTTATTAGCGTGGTAACCCAAATTGATCCTACAAACTTTACAATATCATCTACTCCTTCATCCCCTATATCAGTTGGTGATTTGGTAGTATCTACGGATCTTGATATTTGTGAAACGGTCGGAAGTAATAGACAAAACAGATTGACAAAGGTAACTGCAGTCGCTCAAACTACTACTGCTAATGTAGTTCAGGTGACTACTGCTAGGCCAGTTTACTACTATGCTGGAAGCCCAATCCAAGTACAGAAGTTTAAATCAATACCTCAATTTACAAGGTCTTTTGATTTTACTTACCTGCAAGGATTTACCATGAGAGATTCTCATAGGCCAAATGGAACTGATGCTAGAGTTTCTGAATTGCTTGATGTAATGTACAATACAAACATTGCAGCAACCCTTGCTGCTAAGGATGTTATCTCCTTCAGATACATTGTAGATACGTTTAGCGGTCAAATCCTACCTAACTCAAAATACCAGTTAAGTAAACTTGCAATGATGAGACAAAAGGCTTTGGCCCTTATCAATGCTCCTTCTATGAGTCAGTTTAGGGCATCAACAGATCCTAGGTTTACAGATGCACCTACACAAACTAACCCATATCCATCGCTGAAAGCACAATACATTGCAGAAGGTGGTAACCTTTCTCTGAATCCTTCTTACACATTCAGTTTACCAACGGAGGATCAGGGTGCTAAGTACGCAGCTTTCTATACTCCTTATTTGACATTAAGGGAAAACAATAGAAATATAAACGTACCTCCAGCAGCTTACATCTCTAACAACTTTGTGAGGAAGTTTGCTAATGGTGAGCCTTACAGCATTATTGCTGGTCAGAAAAGAGGGGTCATTTCGGGACAAAACTTAGTAGGGCTTGAATATGACTTTACCGACACAGATAGAGGCTGGTTAGAGCCAGTAGGTCTTAACCCTATTATTAAGAAGAGAGGCCTTGGCGTGGTTGTGTTTGGAAACCAAACAGCATACCAAACAGTTAACTCAGCATTTAATCTTGTACACGTTAGGGACCTTCTCATAAGTGTAGAGAACGATGTTGAAGAAATCATGGCTAACTACCTATTCGACTTCAACGAGGATTCAATTAGGCTAGAGATTAAGACTCTGGTAGATAATTATCTCGATGGAGTTAGAGCCGGTGGTGGTATTTATGCTTACCAGGTAATTATGGATTCTTCAAACAATCCTCCGTCAATCATCGACCAGAACATTGGTATAATTGATGTGATTATAGAACCTGCTAGAGGTATCCAGAAGTTCATTAACAGAATTACTGTTACTAGAACTGGTGGTATCGCTGCTGGAGGCTTTATCCAATTTGCTTAATTTGACAAAATAGAAAATTCGGATAAATATAAAAAAAGGATAGAACTAAATGGCTGGTTTACCCCATTATCAGAACTCAATAAACTCGGTAAATAAGTTTGAACCGGTTTTCCTCAATCAATTTGAGGTAAACGTTATACCTCCCGCAGCAGTTGCTGGTGGTCCGGTTCTTCTTGAGCACGTGATTTCTGTTGATGGATTAGAGGTTGATAAAAACCCAAATTTCGTTGCACAGAAGTACAAGTTTGCCAAAAGGAATTATGCTGGAGGTAAGCCCGACACAACTACTCTTGACCTTGGATTGAAATTCACTGTCAACCTTGATGATGCTAACTCCATGTATGTTTTTAAAACACTTAGGCAGTGGACGGATTTAATATACAATCCACTAACCGGTGCACAAGGTATCAAGGCAGATTATACCGGAACAATTGTAGTTTCTGTCTTTAACAAAAATGGAGAAGTTTTTAGAAGGATTACTTTAAAAGATTGCTTCCCGCTAAAAGCAATCGACCCAATGGAATTAACATACATCGACGGAAGTACTCTGTACGAGATCAGCATGGTTTGGGCGGTTGATTACTGGGATGATCTTTTCTTATAAAATAAAAAAAGTAGATGGCAGGTTTACCACATTTTAATAATTCAAAGGCAGCAAGAAATAACTACGAGCCGGTTTTCTTAAACCAGTTTGAAGTCTTGATTACTCCTCCAAATGGTATAAATCTAGCGAACACTACCTTCAAGGGGGAAAACATCCTTACACAACAGGTAAAGAACATTTCTGCTTTGCAAGTAGATCTACAGCCTGCAGATGCGGTTACACAATACTACAAGTTTGCTGAGAGAAGGTATGCTGGAGGTGAGCCTTCAACTTCGGATGTTCAGTTTACTATGGATTTTGAAGTAAACCTTGATGACGACAATTCTATGACCCTTTATAAAATCTTAAGACAATGGTCAGATCTGATTTACAACCCACTCACTGGGGCTATGGGTCTGAAAAGGGATTATGTTGGTTCTATGGTGGTTTCTATATTTAATAAACAGGGTGATGTGTTTAGAAGAATTACTTTGAATAATTGCTTCCTGGTTGAAGCTATCAATCCGATGCCACTATCTTATGATTCTGGAGACGCTCTTTACACCATTTCTACAACTTGGAAGTCTGATTACTGGAACGATCTGTTCTTATAATCGGAACTTAATTCCTTCTATTTTCTATAATTTATGGTTTTTGTACCCTTGTGGTATATAAAGAAAATTGTGAACATGTCGGATAAAAATCTATCGCCCGAAGAAATACTAAGAGAAAAAGAGATCGCTGGTGGAATTGTTTATGATGACCCTAGCGGGTTGAATTTAGATACTGATCTTTCTGATAACGTGTACAACGAAACAGTAAAGGAATCTACACCAAACAATCAGCAAACTCCTTCTATTGAGCCTGAAGAAACAAAGCCATTAGAGCTTGGTTGGAAAAATTTACCAGTTGGCATGCTTCCTTCAAAAGGTCTTTTTTATCCGGATGGCTCTAGGATAGCGATCAGACCTGCTGAGGTTAAAGAAATCAGACAATTCTCAACGATTGATGAGGACGATATGCTCGATATAGATGATAAGTTAAACTTTATATTGGACTCTTGCTGTCGTATTAAATTTGGCGAGGGTGTTGTTTCTTACAAAGATCTCAAGCAGGAAGATAGGTTTTTTATAATTATGGCAATAAGGGATTTAACTTTTGTCAAAGGTGAGAATCGGATCATTGTTAGTCCAGAGGGCGGATGTAGCACTAGAGGATGTGATGGGATGGAAGGTATCGAACTTAGGACCGGCGTTTTAAGTAACTATGAAATTCTTGAGGAGCTTACGAAATTCTATTCGCACTCTGAAAGATGTTTTATCTTTCCTATTAAAAGGATTGGTAAAACAATTAAGATGTCTCCTCCCTCTATAGGAGTGACCAAAGCTATATCTTCCTTTGTAAGAGATGCTGTAAAGAAAGGGGATGAGGTAGATCAAAGCTTCATTAAGATTGCACCATTTTATTTAGAAGAGTGGCGAGGTCTTGATTATTTTAAAATCAAGGAAGCCATGATAACTTCTTCGGAGGAATGGACCAAGGAGGAGTTTTCTGCATACTTTGAGCTTGCTGAAAGGATAAAGATTGGTACTAACCTAAAAATTAAAGTCAGGTGTGACGCTTGCGGTGATGGGGAGGTCACCGCCCCAATCTACTTTCCCTCCGGGTTCAGATCTCTTTTCGTTATTTCAGATATCTTTAGAGAATTATTTTGATCTTAAATTTAGAATGTGGAAAGAGCATGGACTCGATCCAGCTTGGATAGAATCCATTCCTTTTTATGAATATCAAATTTGGCTTGATAAGCTAAATGATGCTGTAGAAAAACAAAACAAGAAAAATCTAGAAGATAGCGGACAGACGGAGGTCTTTAGCTTTAGTAAGTGATTTTAGTTTTCTGGGATATATAATTGGAAATAAAATATCCCTCTGTGGCTGATTCTAATAAACTACTTAAAGAACTTAGTAATCTAAGTAGCAACTTTGATTCCCTTTACCAGGAACTAAAAGCTTCTACCCAAGCAAATACCGATTCATCAAATGAGGTGAAGAATCTTATTGCTGAGGTGAGGAAGGGAAATTCTTTGGGAGATGGCGATCTGAAGGGAGTATTTGAGGGTTTTACAAAATCCCTTTCCAAAACAATTGCTGACCAAAACGATCAAATACTTAACGGTTTAACTGATAAGATATCTCAATCCTTTTCTGGCTCTGTTTCAAATTTTCTTGGTAAAGTCCCACAACAGATAGCTCAAGTAAAAGCTGGTAATATGCCAGATTTCAAATCCATATTAGGTGGTAATTCTATAAAAGGGATAGTATCTAATGCAGCTTCCCGCATACCTGGTTTGGCAGATGGTGGAACTGTAGAGAGTAGCGGTATAGCAGTTGTTGGTGAGAAGGGACCTGAATTGGTAGAATTGAAATCAGGGGACAAGGTAAGAACCAAAGAAGAGCAACTGATGGAGATGCTACTTGAGGAGGAAAGGGCAAAAAACGAAAAACTAGGTCGTGTAAGAAGGACTGGTCCAACCGAAGAAGAGGTAGAAGCTTATCGCCAGGAACTATTGGCTGAGGATCCTGAATTTTTTTCAGATCCTGTAGAATTACAGGAGGAGCTAGATTGGTTTAGGTCCCAACAAGGTTATGAACTAGAAACCAGAGAGACATTTAGTCCTGCTGATCTTAAAAAACTTAGTGAACCCGTAATACCAAAAGAAGCTAGTGTTACAAAGAACACTCCTGAATTGAGCCAGGTGAAGGAAGTTAAGGAAACCCCAGATTTAAAAGAGGAGGACAAAAAGGAAAAATCTGGTAAGTTTAAGGATTTTTTGTCTGGAGTAACTAGCAAAGCTAAGGAAAAATTAGAAGAAGCTAAGGCTAAGGGAAAAGCAAACCTTCAAAGCAGTGTTGCAGAGTTAAAGGAAAAGAATCCAATTAACCAGCTTAAATCTGACGCTGAAAACATCAAGTCACAGATACAAGAAAGCGTTGCTTCCATAAAAGGAATG